CTAAAAATGAGTTTATTTCAAAGTTTCAATTTTCTTATGTATCTATAAAGAATAAAGCTCAAAGAAGACTACTAAGAGAAATTATAAAAAAGCTAGATTGGAAAATTTAATGGCTACGTATGTTTATCACTGCTACGAATGTGAATATGATAAGGAGGTTGTACATGGCATGACAGAAAGTCCAGAAGTAGTTTGTAAGGATTGTGCCAAAGGTATGCATAAAGTAATAAGAAGCTCGAACTTCCAACTGAAAGGTAGTGGTTGGTTCGGAAAATCAAAACAACACTAAGGTAATAAAGATGGCAACACGTAAACAAGTACAAGATAAAAAGAAAGCTCCTAAAAAGGGATACACCATGGTGAGGGGCGAATACATAAAAGTTCCTGCCGCTGCGAAGCCTAAAAAGTTAACGACTAACTTAAAACCAATGAAACTGAAAAAGCTACCTAAGAAAACCACAACTAAAAAGAAATAAGAGGAATTACAATGTCTAACCCAGACACTAAAGAAATATTGGAGACTAACCCAGTCATATCTCAGGAAGAGGTTAAACCACTTTTCGGTGGTACAGATAGTCAAGGTAAGGAGCGTCTTTTTAACAACACAGAAGAAGCTCAACAATCTTGGCAATCTGCTCAGAACTTTATTAAAGATAAGGTTGATGAGACTAAAACGATGGAAGCTCGAATTCAGGAACTTGAAGCTAAACTTAACCAAAGTACAAAGCTGGAAGACGCTTTATCACAATTAAAAAATAAAGAGGAATCCCCTGTGAACGAATTACAGCCAAGTCAAACCACTGAGACAACCCCTCAGTTGGACGTTGAAACGCTTAAACAGCAACTACTACAAGAAGTTATGGGGTCATTAAGCACTTCCCAACAACAAGAAGTGTTTAGTAAAAACCAAAATGAAAGTATAGGAGCTGCACAAGCGATATATGGAGATTCTTTTGAGGAGAAACTCCGTGAAAGTGCTAAGGACTTAGGTATGTCTGATGAAGACATTATCAAAGAGGCACAAGCTAATCCAAAACGCTTTAAGAAGTTATTTGGTTTAGATAAACAACCCAAAACAACTTATAACCCTAGTAACTCTGTATCTGGTTTTACGCAGAAAAAGGAATCTGGGCTAGACCTATCGCGTGGTTTTAATGACCGTACTCGTGTTAATACAGCTATAGATAACTATCGTAAGATTGCAGAGAAACAAGGTGTTAAATTAACTTTCTAACTGAGAAAATATTATGTCAAATTTTACTTATGCACAAGTCCCTAACCTAGTTCGTCAAGAGCTATATCAAGTTTCTTTAGAGAAGCAGTTCGATGACTGGTTAGTTGGTCGTCCTTTGTTCGATGACAAAACAGGTATCTTCCCTGATGGTGACACTCTTAATGTTACTTTAACGGCAGATCGTGATGTTACAGACTACACCGAGAATACTCAGATTGCCTATGATGGTATGACTACTTCTCGTAAAGACCTTACTGTTACTGCATATAAGCAGGACGGTTTCTTTGTAACAGATCGTATGAAGCAGGACGCGCATCAGTCAGAAGCGTTCTATCAAGAGAATGTTCACAAGTCTGGTATTGCTATGGCTACGGATTTGGAAGTTGCTTGTTTAGCTACAGCTAACTCTCAGACCCTTGGTAATAACAACGCTATTGGTGGTGTTCCTCATCGTCTTAAAGGCGGTGGTACTGGTGGTGCTTTAACTATTGAGGACATTATGTTCGTCAAGTACGCTTTCGATAAGGCTTATATCCCTACCGAAAATCGTATGTTAATAGTCACTCCTGAAGCCGAATACGAACTTAATAAACTATTAAACATTACTGAAGTAAGTAATGGTTCTCAGTTTAACTTCGATGTTCAAGGTTTAGTACAAACTGGTTTTGGCGATAAGCTTAACATTGTTCGTAACATTGCTGGTATTAACATTATGGTAAGTCACAACTTGCCAGCAGTTACTGCCGAAGCTCTAGCTAAGAGTGATGGTACTGGTGGCGGTGCAATTACTGGTAAAGGTTGTATTGCAATGTCTATGGCTAATGACACTTCAATGCCGTTTATGGGTGTTATCCGTCAGCGTCCTGAGACTGAATTCTTCCGTAACACTAACCTGAAACGTGATGAATGGTCTGCTACTTGTCGTTATGGCTTTGCGCTTAAACGTCCTGAAGCACTAGTGACTATAGCAACTCCTGTCTAAGCAAGAGTTAACCTTTAAAAGGGATTCTTAGGAGTCCCTTTCATAAAGTTCCTTGGAGAGAAAAATGAAAAGAACATTATTACAAGTTACACAAGAGTACCTTGATGCGACAAGCGGTTTTTATGTAGACAGTATTTTTGATACGGATGAATCTCAACAAGTAGCTAAAATTGCGGAGCGTGTGTATTACCAAATGCTTCAAGAGTATGACAACGTCTTGTTTACTATGGATGAGCTAACTCTAGAGTCTTTAGCTGATACAACTCGACCTAACTACATGCTGTTACCTGAAAGGGTTCAGAAGATACAAAGAAGTAAGATATGGTACAATGTATCAAAGGAAGCAGGAGAACTTGACTACAAATTAGTTGGTTACTTACCTCCTCTTGACTTCATTGAATATACTTTGCATTCTAATAAAACAAATTCTATAATAGTGGAAGGTTACAATGATAATAAAATGTCTATCAGTACTAACCAGTTTCCTTCTTATTTTACCTCTTTTGATAATGTTCATGTTGTATTCGATTCTTATAATAACGAATTCGATACTACCCTTCAAGCAAGTAAGACCAGATTTGTAGCTTCACAAGAG